CTAGGGAGATGGTTGGCCCTGCAACCTCAATATCCTCTGCCCATGCATAAACCACAATGTTGATGTTGCCAGAAGAAATGCCATTGGCATTCTTGAGCTGTGCAAACGAAGCCACATCAACTGTCCCCATAGATGAGAGCTCAGAAGCGGAGGTAGCATTGAGCCAATTCTTCTGGTAAAGGAAAGGCAATACCATCTCACCACCTTGACTATCTTGAGGATAGATGTAAATGTGTGGTCTCTGCGACAGAGGTACAAGTGCCAAATCTCCAGCAAGGGTCCAATTGATTTCACAGGGATTGAAATTAGGCATTGGCCGATAAGAAGCCAAAGCACAACCATAGTAAAAGGGTGATGCATTAATAACAATTTTCAGATGTAAATTACATCTAAGCATGTAGTAATTATCAAGTTTACGTGTAATGGATGGCTTTGAGAAGAAATCAGACCAGGGTGAAAAAGTAAAGTCACCTTGACCGATCGTGGAGCCAACGTCCCAATCGTAAGAGGCAATCTCTACTGGCCTCTTCAGAAAGGAACCAAGATCAACGTTGTAGGACGAATCTACATTAACATACTTCATAGCGTGGGGAATATCAGCAATTACAGTCTCAGCACCCTCAAATGCTACATTCTGTTCCTGCTCTGTACTCGTTGTTGGTTTAGGTCCGACATTCCCTGATTGCACGCTCAAGCAACAAAGATTTGAACGTTTACGATCAGAGTCGTTAGGGCCACCATAAGATGGACATAATCCACGTGTTTCAGAAGATTGAGGAGACCACTTGCCAAGATATGCGGGATCCGAGATACACATCCCAGGATGCGACACGGGGCTTGGCAAATTGCATGCCGAATGTGGGGAAGAACTCCCACTAGTTTTCGAAGAATTAAGTTCTTCAGTCTGTTTTTTAGTGTTTTGAAATGACAACATAGCATTATGAACAAACTGTCCCACGCCTTTACAGCTAAGCGAGCTTACAGTCATAGGCTCCAGTACTGAGGTCCCTGTACATACTTGGGATACACTCTGGCACATCTGCGTGGATACAAGCGCAGCGCTTGTAAGTTTAACCTTAATTTTCTTGAATCCAGGGCAACAACAGGACGATAGTTGATGCCTTTTCAATGGTAATAACGAATAAGAACCATTTGAGCATTTTTAAGTCTGGTGCTCACCAGATTGTACATCAAAGTCATGGAATAAACTCTCGTAATTTTCGCATTTCTTTGAACTCTTCTTAAAAAATTGCAATAGTTCATCAAAGGAGGGAAAAGTGGATTTTTCAATAAACAATTCCCAACCGAGCTCTTTAACAAGTTCCTCAAAGAGGAGTTTCTTCTCTTCATACACAAGTCTACCGTAATAAGCATACTCTCTAAGAGCAGTGGTGATAACGGCAATACCTTGAGCTTCTTCACATACAGATTTGGATTTATTCCAAACCATGAGCATGCGTTGAACTGAATCATGATGAAGAGGGGCAACCATACATTTCAATTCCTCATCATAACGCCATGATCTCTTAAGAAATGAAGATTCACTTATATTGATATATGGAACACTAGTGGCTTCTTTATCAGCCATAGTGTAAGTTATATCCAAGAGATCAAAAGCGTCAGCAATTGATGTATGATTAAACCAGTCATGACCTTTGGCAACAGACATGATATTGTCGTCACCGTAGGTCATGAGGTTGACAGTTTGTTTAAAAGTTGAGTCACAGCCAGGGGGCCTCAGTTCAAAGAATACATAACGCATTCTCAAACTATTGACTAAACCATTAATTATGACTGTCAAGGGGTGACCAGATGGGTTCGATCCAAAGAATTGGACAAGATCACCATTGAAGTCAACCAGAGAAAAAGCTGTGTCTTCAGCAATACCTCGGATAACTGTAATGTCA